ATCTCACTACTGTATTCTGGACTGATTCCAAAGTGGGATATGAACGCTGTTAGAAAAGCTGGTTCACCTTTGAAAACATTTGGAGGTAGAGCAAGTGGCCCTGAACCTTTAGAGGATTTATTTAGATTTACTATACGTACATTTAAAGAGGCCACAGGTACTAAACTAACACCATTACAATGCCACGACATAGTTTGTAAGACTGCTGAGGTTGTAGTAGTGGGTGGAGTACGTAGGAGTGCACTACTATCTCTCAGTGATATAGGTGATGAGCAGATGAGAGCTTGTAAATCTGGTGAGTGGTGGGGTAGGCATTCACAACGTGCTCTAGCTAACAACTCTGCTAACTACCACAGTAACCCAGATGTAGGTACATTCCTCAAAGAGTGGCAAGCTCTATATAATTCAAAGTCAGGTGAACGTGGTATATTTAGTAGTGCAAATGCTAAAAAACATTTAGAAAAACTAGAGGGTCGTAGAGAATTAAGAGATGATTTTGGAACTAACCCATGTTCAGAGATTATTCTAAGACCTAGAGAGTTTTGTAATCTAACTGAAGCAGTTGTAAGAAGTGATGACACCGTAAAATCCTTAGCAAAGAAGGTGGAACTAGCAACAATATTAGGTACGTGGCAGTCTACACTTACAAACTTCAGGTACTTAAGTAACAAATGGAAAACTAATTGCGAAGAAGAGAGGCTACTTGGTGTATCTCTTACAGGTATAATGGATTGTCCGCTAACTAATGGTTCAAGTGGAGAAAACCTACCTGACCTACTAACCAAGTTAAAAGAAAAAGCAGTAAAGACTAACGAAAAGTATGCTAGTAATTTAGGTGTTAACCCTTCCGCTAGTATAACTTGCGTTAAACCTTCTGGAACAGTAAGTCAACTTGTTGACTCTGCTTCAGGAATCCACACTAGACACAGCCCTTACTACATTAGGACAGTTAGAACTGATGTAAAAGATCCACTGTGCACTCTACTGGTTGATAGCGGGGTACCTTGTGAACCTGACATAACTAATCCTAGTAATGTTATGGTATTTTCATTCCCCATGAGATCCCCTAAGTATTCTCTAACAAGGAACGACCTTTCTGCTACTGACCAGTTAGAGCTTCATAATATTTACTCTAAGTTTTGGGCAGAACATAAAGTCAGTCAGACTGTTTCTGTAAAGGAAGAAGAATGGCTCACAGTTGGTGCCCATGTCTTTAACAATTTCGACAGTATATCAGGAGTTTCCTTTTTACCATACTCAGACTATGTATATAAGCAAGCACCCTACACAGAGTGTACTGAAGAAGAATTTAACACATTAAATAGAAGTATGCCTGAGATTAATTGGGAAAAACTCCTTGAATATGAGACACTTGATAGTACTTCTGGCTCACAAGAGTTAGCTTGTACTGCTGGTTCTTGTGAACTTTAATATAAAAGTGGACATTTATGGACTATAACTTAGTTACTAAAGACTTACTTTCGTATCTTGATAGGATGTTTCCTAACAAAATTCCTCCTAAAGATACCACACTTGAAGAACTTTATTTTCTACAAGGGCAACAAGCTGTTGTAGATAGACTTAAACAATTATACGAGGATGATAATGGGTGGACGAACAACACCTCCGGTACCTAAAATGCCACCACCTATTCCACCACCTGCAGAAGTAGATAGACCAGAAATATCTCAAGCAGAGTTGGAAATGGAGGCTCCTAATAAAGTAGGAAAAGAGACTAGTACAGGTAAACATAGGAAGTATAGAGTCAAAAGTTCTAAAGGTAAGAGCACATCACACTCTAAGTATAAAGGTGGTGGTCTATCAGGGTACACACAGGAAAAAGCTGGTAATAAGTAATCTTTAACACATACACACACTATGATAACAAACTTACAAATTTATCCGATCACTACTAAAGAATTTTTTAATGAAGTTATGAAGGCGGCATTTGCCAATGGTCATAACCCTTTGTATCCCACACATGGAGTGATAAAAGATAAAGAGATAGTGGGGGCATTTTGTACCTCATCCCCAACAGTTTACTGGTGGATGCATTCCACTAAAGTGACCAATAGGGATTCAGTTGTAATATTTCAATCATTAGATACATTAATGAATCAAGATAATAATAATAGTTCTTACGTAATACCGTGTCATCCAGAATCAACATATTATAAAACTTTAACTAACCGAGTCAACAATGGACTTGAATTATATAAGGGTGATGGGAATGATGATTGGACATTATTTATAAGGGAATAAAATGGGAGCAGCAGCATCAAAACAGGGAACAAGAGCACCGTCATGGAAAGCATATGATGATTACAAAAGGGAAAAGATTGATCCTTATTCTAGTGACATACAGGGTAAAGCAGGAGAATTAACTGGTGCCGCATACAGGACTGCTGAACAAGTACCCGGTGCACTTGCAGATGCTGGTAGAGAGATAAATAAAGGTATGCAAGCAGTAGGTTTAATGCCGGGAGATAAAAGTGGAGCTACTTCAGATGGATCTTCCAGTACTAATTACACTAGTAGTAGTAAAACTGGGAAATCATCTCAAGGATCAGGTAAGAAAGCAGATCTTAAAGATCAAGGTAAGAAAAATGTATATGCAAAAGGTAAATCATCCTTATACCGAAAAAATCCATAATAACTAAAGACTAACTAGAACTAACTATGAAAATATACACAGAAATAAACTACGAGTGGAAAGACGGACATCTAGTAGAGACAAGTTCAAATTCTTTTGATTACTATGGTCTTATTGAACAATGTTGTGGAGGAGGAGGAACAGCGAGTGACTTAACAAAAAAAGCAACAACAACTCTTTCAGACGCTGGTCAAGCTGCTACAGGAGCTGCTGATAAGGTAGTAAAGACTGTAGTAGAACCAGTAGTAGAGGTAGCTAGTGATGTAGGTAGTGCAGCCACTGGAGCTGCTACTGATGCCGCAAGTGCAATAAGTAGTGGAGCCTCATCTTTTACGGATACTCTCGCTGATGGTACTACAGCGCAGGTTCACTTGCCCCCACCTACTAAACCCCCTCCAGCATTAGGAGACGTAGGTAAAGGGTTAGGTAAAATCACAAGTGCAGTTAGTGAAGGTGTTGGCTATGCAGGTGATCGTTTTTCGGATATTCCTGAGAGGATGGGTTCAGGGTCAGGGGGAACATTAGGACAGGTTGCTGGTGGAGTATCTAATGTAGGAGAACAAGTTTCTAAAACTGTAACAGGTGGGATTACAGAAGGTCTCAAAGCGGCAGAAACAGGAGTTACAAATGTTGTAGACACCACTGGTAAGGGATTAGAAAAACTGAAATCTAACGCTCTAAATCTTCATAAAGATATTAAAGGTGGACTAAAGTACTACCGAGATACGATGGCTAAAAAATTAGGATCTGATAAAATAATAGGAGGACTCACAGATGCCGCTGGTAGTGTTATAGGTGGTTCCGGTGGCCCCGGTAGTAAATCAGCACCCGGTGTATCTGAAACAATGGGTAGTAAAAGTAGTAAAATAACTATGAAAAAAGCTGAGGCTGATAAAAGAACAGTAGCTAAGAGAGGTGCACTAGGTAAACGATCATTGAGGAAGATAGCATAATAAGATATGGTAGATGATTCGCAAGATAATGAGTATGCTGAAAAAGGTATGCTCAAAGGTATGTATGAACAAGCCTTCAGTGAGAGGGAAGCATATCTAAACAGAGCTAGAGAATGTGCTAAAGTAACAATCCCATCATTATTGAAAGAACAAGGATCAAATTGGTCAACGGTTTTTCATACTCCATACCAAGGTATAGGTGCTAGAGGTGTCAATCACTTAGCAAGTAAACTACTGCTTACCTTATTACCACCTAATTCCCCATTCTTTAGACTCACAATTGATGACTTTGATCTACAAGAGTTAACAGGTGCAGAACAAAGGGGAGCCGTTGAAGAGGGTTTGGCTAAGATTGAACGCTCTGCAATGAACGAGATAGAATCACACGCATATAGAGTACCTGTGTTTGAAGCTTTGAAGCACCTAATCACAACTGGTAATTGTTTAATTTATTTACCAGAGGATGACACAGGAATGAGGGTGTTCCATTTAGATAGGTACATTTGTAAACGTGATCCAATGGGTAACTTAATATACCTTATAACTAAAGAATCTCTGGATGCAAAAACTATACCAGAGAAAGCGAGAGTAGCTCTAGGGCTTCCTTCACCACAGGAACTTTCCCCTGAGTCTCCTGACAAGCCCTATGAGCTATTTACTTACGTATGCAACAAAGGTAAACATTGGCATATACACCAAGAATTAGGTACTACACCGATTCCAGATTCTTTTGGTAAGTACCCAATAGATAAAAACCCTTTCATACCCCTAAGATTCAGTAGAGTAGATGGGGAATCTTATGGAAGAGGTTTAGTAGAAGAGTACTTAGGTGACCTGAAGTCACTTGAAGCACTTACTATGGCTATAGTAGAGGGATCTGCGGCTGCCTCTAAAGTTCTTTTCTTAGTCAGACCTAACGGAACTACTAGGATAAGATCTGTAGCTGAAGCACCAAGCGGTGCAATAATACAAGGTGATGCACAAGATGTATCAACTCTCCAAGTACAGAAAGCTGGAGACTTTAGAGTTGCCCAAGAATCAGCTCAAAAAATAGAAGAAAGATTAGCTGCGGCTTTTCTACTTAACTCTTCTGTTCAACGAGATGCTGAGAGAGTAACAGCAGAAGAAGTACGCTTCATGGCACAAGAACTAGAGAGTACTCTAGGCGGTGTCTATTCTGTTCTATCTCAAGAATTTCAGTTACCATTAATTAATCTTCTTCTTCAAAAAATGGTTAAGAGTAAGAAGATGCCTAAGTTTCCTAAAGACAAAGTGAAACCAAAGATTGTCACTGGTATGGAAGCATTAGGTCGGGGTCAAGATCTTAACAAACTATCACAATTCCTAGAATACTTAGCTCCTTTAGGGCCAGAAGTAATTGCACAGAAACTAAACATTGATGACTACATGGATAGATTAGGTGCATCTCTTGGTATTGATACAGGTGGTTTAATTAAGACAGACGAACAGATTCAACAAGAGCAAGCTGAAGCACAGCAAGCCCAAAAAGCAGAAATGCAGGAACAACAACAAGCTCAAATGATGAGTGATGTTGTTAAAGGTGCAACTCCAGAAATGGCTAAAGGTATGAGTGAACAAATGGCTCAGAATCCTGAGATGATGGAGCAGATGCAACAGGCTATAGCTGGTCAAGCATAATAACACACATTAAGAAGGAAAGACAATGGTAGACGAAGTACAAACTTATCAAGGTGAAGGGGTTAATCAAGCAGGAGATCCTGCACATGTTCATGAGATGCTAGCTAAAGTTGAAGATCCTATTGAAACAAGCGATCATAATGAAGAAATGTATGTG